TAACAGATCTGTTACGCAAATGCAATGCTTAACGATAAAAGATATTGGTAACGTAGCCAGTTGTGATCAGCACAGTAACCGCTTGATCCTCAGTGCCACCAAAATTCAATGGCAAATAGCCCGAACCACCATTGGTCACAGTGATTGCACCAATTCCGCTGGGACCTGTGAATGGTGCACCAACAGCAGTTGCGCCGGCACCATTGCCCAAGATTTGAACACAAGGTGCTGCCATGTATCCCATGCCAGCATTGTTTACAGCAATACCAGTGACCACACCATCAACCACTGTGGCAGTTGCCGACGCACCGTACCCTTGACTGTTGTTAATACCCAGTCGCAACAACGGGTGGAAACCCACCACATTGATGTAAAAGGTACCAGACTCGTCAAAGTATTCGCGGCTTTCAGTAACGTCTACCCATACGGCTTCGTAATCCTGTGCGGCTTGTACTTTGACTGTGCCAGTATAATGCACAAGATCATACTTGATTGTGGTCAAACTAGCACCAGTGGTATTGATATGACTTGAATAATATTCAGTAAGATAGTTATTAGATCGAGGTTGTGGATTCAATGCCCAATCTGGCCATGATTGTGGTCCAGGTTGTGGCCACGAATTTTTGCCATTTATCGTGGGAATTGTCACTGGTTGGCTGGCCATGAACTCGGGCAATACACTGTCTACAATATCGCAATCTGCTCTGGCACCAGCATTGTCGTCTGTGAATGCTGCCTGTACATAGTTGCCCTGTGTGCGTTCAATGCTGTAACTGCCAGGTTGTGCTACTATGTTGATGGTGTCTGCTGTGTCCAGCACAACTTTGACTCGTCCCAACGTGGCACTAAGTACAGTCATGTCTTTTTCAATTAGCAATTCGTCGCCAGTTTGGTTCAGTAATCTAAAGCGGAATGTGCTGCCTGTGATATTCACAGGTTTTTGGTCTTGGTTGATGAATTCAAACAACAAAACGTTGTCTACACCTTTGTTGACGGTTAAAGTTTTTGCGTACACTGGGTCGTACCTCGCAGTAAAGTATCCACCACTGGTGTCAATCAATAATACCCGAATGATTTGTTGATATAAGTAAATGGTGGTTGAATACATAGGATCCTCAAAACGTATTTATGGGTAATAACATCTTTGAAAAACTGGCGGAAAAATATCCCTTTATAACTCTTTGCGTTTATGCCAGCAACGAGTACATTGGAGTAGTTCAAAACAGAGACGATGCTGTTACAACCATCTACGACTTTGGTGCTGTTCTTACACAAGATGACAAACTGGAATTCTTAGATTTGGCCAACACTTGGTGGTGGGAAAGCAATAGGAGCATACCCATCAACATATTCTTGCGTGGGGATTGGGAAAAGTTTCGTTTTACCCTGCGTACATTCAGCAACAAAGACTTGGAAATCTTACACGGGCCTGTGTGCAGCCTGGTAGATATTGCTCGCAAAAAGAGCAAACGCAAATCAATTACCCTAGTTCGTCGTATTGAGTAAGTTCATGTGCAAGGCCACCAAGGCAGCATAACTCACAGCGTGTGACTTTTTAAAAGTATATCCACGCGATTCATCCCCGTCCCACACACTCGCAAACACTTCATCCCAGGGCCGACGTTGTAAATGTGCTTTGCCCGGTCTAATGATTGAAATAAAAGCAGCCATCCTGGGTATCGAGTCAGGTTGCATAGCCACCATTAAATCCACGTAGTTGCCCACGTGAACCAACTGAGAGGCCCAGGGTTGGTCTGTCCATAGTCTTGACCATGGAGGTGCAGCTGACAACATGGTTTCATAGTGTGAGGGATCTTGGATCAACTGATACACACTCATGTTCAACAGGTCAATTTTGAAGTAGCCACGCTGTTCTGCTGTCTCATAATCAATAGCAGCACAACCGTGTTCAGGATCTTGCGGAATGTCTGTGATGTAGATACCAGAGTTATGTTTACGCGGTTTGCCGTCCACTACCTGTCTAGCAGGGGTGTGCTGGATCAGTTCTAGTATCTTAGATCGATCCGGAACGTCAATATCAATGTCTGCACTCATACTCTACACAATGCCACAACCATTTTCAATTGCTGTTCAGCCTCACGAACAGCACCCATGGCATCAGCCACAGCAGGATACTGTTCGGCCATGGCACGTGCTTCCTTTTCTTCTTCCATCTTTTTCATCGCCCAGTCAATGGCTGTTTCGGCTGGACCAGTGAGTCCCACAGTGGCCTGTGCCATAGTAAATGTTTGCCAAGTCTGGCCGTTGTAGAATTCAATCTGTTGAGTGCTGGTGTTGAATCGTAGGTCGCCCACTCCCATCATGCCGCTACCGTTATTGATGTAGTTGCTGGCACTGTTGCCACCACCCACTATTACGTGCTTGCCCATTGACATTATTGATTTGATCATGTTACCATCCTGCTTGTTTCAATATTAGTTTTGCGTATTCAGCATCTGCGGCATAGTCTGAAAACTTCTTTTGCCATATGTCTGAGTCTATGTAAGGCCATATCATTGAGACTTGGTCTGCTGTGAGTTCACCTAGGAACTTTTGTCCTGACTCACAGTTGTAAATCACCCAAGGACTGATGCGTCCTGTTGTGACAGCATAGCACATGGCATGTGTGCTGCCATAACGCAAACAATCATTGGCGGGTGCTGAATGTTTTTCACTCCAGTCTATACCAAACTCCACTGCTCGTGCCAAGGCATCTGCCACTGCTTCCACTTTCAAATAGTCCAACAAATACTCAGTGTAGATTTTGTCCGAACCCCAGTTGTCAATTTTTTTGTTGTGCTTTAACAACCAGGCTGTGAACTGTGCAGGATTGATTGCTTTTGTAGCCACACAGTATCTGCCAAACTTTACAAAGGCCTTGTAATAAGGGCTGTCTGCAAAGTCATCGAATGTTTTTAGTTTTGCCGAACCTTGTGCAATTTCATAGAACCGCAAGTAGGATTGAAAGCCCAATTCAACGCCACGTTCACTGCGTTCTTGACGTCGTCGTTTGGGTTCGCACAAATGCACCACAAGACTTTCGGCACGCCTGAATGTTTTCTTGCAGTAGCCGCAAGTGAGTTCACTTAGTGTCTCGACCATGGTCTCTAATGTATTGATCTAGTTCTTTCTTTGTGGTCATTGTGGCCAGCATGGCTATTTCATCTTCTTTGTATGTGGGAAACAGTTCTGCCAACTGCTTTCTAATAGCACTTGCGCCAGTACCTGTTTCTTTTTTCTTGGGTGAGATCCAGTTGTGTCTGGGTGTGCCCATGTCTGGACTCACTGTGGTGGCACACAACCATTGTAGTTCAGGATGCCGGTTAATATTAAAGAAGTGTTTGTTCAATCGTTCATTGGTGGAGATCAAATAGAACTCTTGCATTTCTCGGCTGCCTTCAACACAACTTGCCCAACGAATCATGAGATAGTTAGAGAATTTCTTGCGTTCCTCGTCTGTGAGTTCGCGATAGAAGTTTCTGTTTTTGCGATCCAGTTGTCGCATCTCGTTGGCAATGTTTAGTTTATCGCTCACTTCTCTACCTTGATTAACTTGTATATCATTATAGCACGTTCCAAGGCATCTTGTAAAGCAGGATTGGTCTTGGCCAGCTGCCGAATTTCGCCCCACATCTTACTTTCCTGGAGGTGATCAAACAAGGGCCTGCCATCTGATGTTCTGCTGTCGTAATCAACATGATGTCCAGTTACTGGATCATATGCATAGCCCATTAGTTGTCTGGTGCTAGGGTCAGCACCAGACTCACGAGCATACACTTCATTGCCGTTTCGTTCGTAGATGTAAGTGGCACCGGGTTTAAGAGTTCCCATACTTGTAGCCATATTGAAAATGTGCCCAGCGTAGGAATCGTTCTAGTCCTTCTTTATCCTCTGGATAACTTTCCAAGTAAATCTTGGACAAGCGATTGACGATTTCAAATATTTGGGGTTCAGTATAAGGCATGTGTCACCATGATTTGTTGTAGTCTACTATCTCACAGTTGCGACTGATGTCTTTGACAAAGTACACGCAGTCTGGATCAGGATCATCGTTTAATGGCACAGCAAGCAACTGTCCATTCTTTAGCTTGGGTGCATACCAAGATACCTCATGATATACATCCAAGATTTCAATGTCTGGAAAACTGGGACGAAAACTTGTGAGTGGGTTGAATTGAAACACTCTAAAGCCACGGTCATTGATTGATGTCAACGGCAGCACTTCTAGATCACCTATCTCAGGCTCACCAATGAGTATTTGCCAGTCCATAGGCATCTTTATGGTGTTCTCGCCAATGCGTAGCACCAGTGCAGGTGCATTGAAACTTTCCAAAAAGATCAGCGGAATGAAATGATAGTCTGGCTCTTGTGGGTTTGAGTTGTCTAGTATGGCAAATCGCATGTCATCTACTTCTTCAGGCAAATGATCTAGGTCGTAATGAATGTTGTCTAAGGTTAAAATTCGCATGTGTTTAGTTTACAGGGTTTGTGTCAATAAGTCAACCGCCAGTTGCGTATCTGAGGATCATAACGAAACACAATATCGTTTGTGGCTCCCATGATGTGTTTGGCGACGTTACCAAACCAAACATCTCTGCAATTCATTGTCACTGGGCCATATTCAGCTTGCCAAAACAACACCACATACATGCTTTGTCGAAATCGTCTAATGTCATTGAAAGGAATTGTAACAGTGAGATCTGAATCATTGTTTAGTTGATTCAAGTCAACTGTGATTGGTTGAGTTTGGTGATATTTTGTCAGTTTCAGATCAGTGAACTCTGGCAGCATTTTAAAAAATCTATTGAGTTGATTGGCTTGGTAACGTGTGTCCGCAAGGCTGTACTGTTGCTGAAAATCTTGATTGATAATGCTGGCAAATGCAGGATCAACATCAATGTCAGGCTGATATTCAAATGCTTCTGACCCCGATTGATCGACCACAAATATTGGGTGCATTTGATACACTTCTGCGTGAATTTTAAATTGACCAGGTATAAACTCTCCACCGTGTCGCTGTGCATGGTTGGATAATTTTATTATATCTTCACCAAATATTTGTGTGTTGATAGTTTCTGACACATACACATCTGCCTTGATGTCAAGGTTGAGAAAGTCCCCATGTATCAATTCAATGCGATCAGTCATCTGCAATTTTTCAATGATTGATTTGGTATATTGATACCTTTGCAAATCTCTTTCAACTGCAATCACATGTTTTGCTCCAGCATGCACTGCCAGCACACTTAAGAAACCTGTGCCGGTGCCGATGTCACAAATTACTTTTCCTGGTGCAGCTAACTCTAATGCAGTTTTGTAAAAAATATTACGTCCAGTATCATTCAACATGGGCATGAAGACCCCGTCGTCTTTCATAAAATCTAAGCTCATTGTTTTATTTCTAAAATAATTTGATTTATTCTTTGTGCCATTAGTACCTGAGTTTCTGTGTCAGTATGATATGGATCATTTTCTGGCTTTCCTGTTTTGTAGTAGTTGAACATAGGTTCAGCAAAATTTGTGTCAGTGAGCTCAATTGGAGTTATTCCAGCATTGAGTATTTTTTGGTGCCAGTGTTGAAACATCCACGAATCAACTTCATCTT